ATGGCATCTATCTATCGTATTCCTAATCGTCAAGCGGCCGAAATTCAGGCTATTCGGAAACTGATCCGCACGAGCAACGCGGAAAACATCACGCGGCGGCATGCGCAAGACGCGGCCGCCGTGCTGCGCGAGAACGACCAAGGCACGGTCATGGCGCGCGTGCTTTTTCTCACTTCCTCGGGGGCGTGACATGGACCTCCACGAACCTATTGAGGCCGTCCGTCGGCGCATTTTGCTCGAAAAGATCGATGAATACCGGTATCTGAGGAAGCCTCGATCACGGATGAAGTTCTGCGGGTGGGCCGTATGCATGCTGTTCGATGACATCAAAAAGGTGCTCGACCGGCTCAACGGCATGGCGGGAGAGTGGTGATGATCGATATCGCGATTCCCTTGGGGTCTGACATGAGCGCACCTACGTTCATGAAGTGCCTGTGCCAAGACTGCCTTTCGATTCGTTGGTTGCCGGAACTGATGCCCGGCATGGAGGGCGGCGGCCTGAATGGCGACGGCAGCGAATGCGCATGCGACTGCGGCGGCGAAGTCTGTCCGTGTGGATCGTGCGTCGCGACCGCCCAAATGCTGGAGTCAGGCGTACGCGATCCGGATTCGCTCGGCGTGCGTGGACCAATCAACCAATGGAACCCGGTAACGGGCATCCGCGTATGAGCGCTTTGAAGGCGTTCTCTGACGGATATCGCGTCGACGATGGCGATATCGGCTATGCAGGCGACACGCACCTGTCGTTCAAGTCTCGTGCGGTGCCGAGCGCCGCGCACGTACGCGCGACCGAACGCGGAGACGTGGAGCTGTCCCGCATCAAAAGCATTCTTACCGGCGCGAAGCCATCGACCGGCGCGGGGCAAAGCACGACCCCGCGCCGTTTGAGCGTGACGCCTGAGGCTTATTGGGCGGCTATCAGTCGAGTCGTGCGAGGTTTCAATTGAGCGCGCGCCCCTTGAAACACGTTGTGTCCATTTCTGGTGGGAAGGACAGCACAGCGACGTTGCTTGTGGCCCTTGAGTTGCACGGACACGATGAGGTGCAAGCGGTATTCGCTGACACAGGAAACGAGCACGAGGCGACGTACGAGTACGCGCTTGACTATCTCCCTCGCGCACTCGGGATCAAGGTCGATGTCGTGCGTGCGTCGTTCGACGACGAGTTTGCGACCAAGCGAGCGAATCTCGCACGCATCGCTGCGGGCGAACCGGAGTCGGCCGTCTACGGAAAGCGCGAGTTCATGTATGACTGGACACCTGAGGCAGCAGCACGGGCGCTCGAAATTCTCAAGCCGACCGGCAATCCCTTTCTGGACCTGTGCATGGTCCGTGGCGGTTTTCCTTCACGAAAGCGTCAATTCTGCACGGAGTATTTGAAGCGCAATCCGCTGACGGAATATGCGCTTGACTGCGTCGACAAGGGCTATTTCGTTGAGTCATGGCAAGGAGTTCGCGCTGACGAAAGCGAGGCTCGTCGGTGGCTCCAGTCATACGAGGCACGTGGCGGTCACTACGCCGTTTATCGCCCAATCTTGCGCTGGAATGTCGCCGACGTTTTTGAGGCCCATATTGCGGCCGGCATCCGTCCGAATCCGCTCTATCGCGAGAACATGTCGCGTGTCGGGTGCATGCCATGCATCAACGCACGAAAGGTCGAGATCCGAGAAATATCCCGTCGCTTTCCAGAGCATATCGAGCGCATTGCTGAATGGGAGCGGCTTGTCTCTACTGTGTGCCGCCCACGGTCGCCGGTTTCATTTTTCCACATGGGAACGCAGGCGCATCGCGGCCAGGACAGCACCATTTATTCCGTCGTCGAATGGTCGAAAACGACTCGCGGTGGCCGTCAATATGACCTCCTTGCGGACGCCGAACCCGCGAGCGCGTGTTCGTCTGCATACGGGCTTTGCGAATGAGCCTGAATCGACAATGCCGAATTGGCTGCGCGGTCATGGTGTGCTCGACGTCGGTTGACACAGAATCGGCTGACGGCATGCGCGGTCGAATCTCCGCAATAGAGGGCGACATCGCCACGGTCGAGTGCTACCTGGGCGGGGATAGCTGCGTGCTACGCATGCCGCTCGGCGAGCTGGTCTCGCTGAACGGCATTGCGTCGTAGCGAGGCACGTTCGCATGAATGGAATCGGAAACGATCGCGAATGGGCGCGCTCCCTCGTCGCAGACATCCCGCGTCCGTGGGCTGCGCGTCTGCTTTCGGCGTGGGAGCGCCGTCGTGCGTCGTTCAACGCGGCCGTGACGACAGCCGAAGGCATCGCGCGCCGCCGGGCTAACGAGGAACTGCGCGAGAACGTCGCTGTGTTGCGCCCGGTATCGGTGGGTCTACCACTGCATGCGTCTGACTACGACGTGTGCAATCAAGCGTGGGAATTGGCCGAGCGGTGCCGGGTAAGGCTGCTCATGCTGGCCGAAGAACAGAAGCGCGGCGGCCCTGTGGACGCCAATGCCTTGCGCGCGGCAGGTCTGACCGAAGCGCAGGCGGCGGCGATCGACGATTACGAGCAACGGTTCGTGCTTTCTCGCATTTGTGCGGCACAGGGAATCGATGCGCCTGACGGCCAGTACGACGACGCGCCAGCCGTGCGCCGCATGGTGACGGCTAAATGGTGGCGCGCGCAATTGCGCAAGGTCCACGCACGAGCAGTCGAGTCGGCCGCGATCAATCTCGGCGTCGTCGCAAGGGATCGGGAGTGCTACGTTTCGAACGTTTCAGTCGAAGCACGCCGCGCACAGAACGAGCGCAACGAAGCGACGCTCGAAGCGACGATTGCAAAGAACCTTGAGACGGAACAGGAGTTCACGCTCGCACAGCTCGCCGCGAAGGGCGTAGCGAACAAGTCCATCCGCCGCGCGGAGCTGATGACGCGCATTAACGGCTTCGAGCGCGTAGCGATCTCGGCTGGCCACGCCGGTTTGTTCGCGACGATCACATGCCCTTCGCGGATGCACCGCCGCAAGACACGGAGTGCAACAAGCACTGTCGAAAACGGCAAATGGGACGGCACGCTGCCGCGTGAGGCGCAAGCCTACCTGTCGTCCGTATGGGCGCGCATACGCGCCGCACTCGCGCGCCGTGAGGTCTGCATTTACGGCTTCCGTATTGCCGAGCCGAATCACGATGGGACGCCGCACTGGCACTGCTTGTTCTTTTACGAGCAGAAGCACGATGCCGTCGTGCGCTCGACGATCCGTCGCTATGCGCTCGCGTCGGACGGCGACGAGCCCGGTGCGCAAGAGAAGCGTGTGGACATCAAGAGCATGGACCCGGCCAAAGGCACGGCGGCCGGATACATCGCCAAGTACGTCGCAAAGAACATCGACGGCTATCGGCTGGAAAAGGATCTCTATGGGAACGACTCATTTGAAACGAGTGCGCGCGTCGAGGCGTGGGCCTCGCGCTGGCGAATCAGGCAATTTCAGCAGATTGGCGGGCCGCCCGTTACGGTGTGGCGCGAGCTACGCCGCGTGGAAAGCGTCCCGTCTGATGCGCCGCGCTTTGTTCACGAAGCGCATCACGCGGTCAACAAGACGGCGGTTTACGAGGGCCGCGAAAACGCTTCGGTCGCATGGGATCGCTATGTCAAAGCGCAAGGCGGTGTCGCTTGTGGTCGCTCGTATCGTGTGCGGCTCGCCAAGGCGGAGTCGGAAGGTCTCAACTGCTACGGCGAACCGGCCGCGCCGAAACCCGTTGGCATCGAGTATTTCGAGCTTGCAAAAGTGCGCGACGCGATCGGCAACTGGATTGACGTGCTGCCGCGCACGGTAACGGTTGAATCGAAGCGCTACACGTGGGAAATCAAGCGCGCCTCTCGCTCGGCAGGCGCAGACGTGCAAGGCACGTTCAACGTGCCTTTCGTGAGCGGCGACGCGATGCGCGATATCGAAGGTATCGAGCTGCCCGACCTGTGGCTGTCGGGCGAGGAATACGACAAGTGGGCGGCGAAGCATCCCGACGCCGCTCAGGAGTGGGTATCGGGTTTAGAGCGCGCGGAGCGTGCGTCTTGGACCTGTGTAAATAACTGTACGCGACCGGCGCCAGCGCCGGGGCACATGTCGGGGTTAGAGGGTGCGTATGGTCCTGCTGAGGCTTTCACGGGGGTGGAAGGGGCCTCAGATGCGGTTTCTGACCATGAATGGAGGCCGGAATGGCAGACATGAAGATCGAATGCCCGTGCTGCGGTGGTGATATCGACGCCAGGCACACCGAAAGTATGTCCGACACGATGCGCCGCATGTATTTCGTCTGCGAGGGCTGCGGATATCGCACGCCTGCGGGCTTCGAAATCCTTTTCTCATTGTCGGCATCGGCCCGCCCGCGCGCTGGCGTCCAGCTCGACGTGTTGCCGTCGCTGCCGCTGCGCGGTTCAGTCAATGCGCGCACAACGACGCGTCAGGACGTGAGGGCATGAGGTTCACGATGGCATGCCCCCATTGCGGCTCGCGCGGCATCGCTCGTGCACTGGAAAAGGTCTCGGACGTCGAATACCTGATCGACTTCCAGTGCGACGAAGTGACATGCAGCCACGCGTACCGCACGCGTGTCCAGATGGAGCCACCCGAATTGCCGATACCAAAGCGGCCGCGGCGCGCGACGTCTGAATTCGATTTTGACCGGTGAAAGGAGAGGTAATGCAAACGACGAAGGCCCGCGCCAAATGGCTAAAGGGCGGCAACTATCCGATGTGGGAACTCTCGCATCCCGACACGAGGGTAAAGGTGTGGTCGGATCGGCCGCACGATTGCGCGGCCTACTTGATACACACGTTTGTCTTGCTGGAACAGATTGAAGGTCGAGAGGTAGAAAAGGTTGTGTCCGCAAGCTGATATCGACGCGATTTTGATTTAAATCAATTCGATATCGAATAAATGGGGTTCCAATGTAGTTCAACGCTCGGGGGAGCACGTGAAAACTGTTTGTGTCGGAAACTCGAAGGGTGGCACGGGGAAATCCACGACCGCGCTGCAATTCTCGATTGGGCTCGCGCGCGGGGGCGCGCGGGTATGGCTCGTCGACGGCGATCGGCAAGAGACGAGCGTCACGGCGATCACGATGCGCGTTGAGAGCGGCCGGCCATCGATCGCGGCATCGGCATATGCGAACGGAGCAACGCTTCGCACACAGGTCTTACAGCAGCGCGCCGCCTACGATTTCGTGATCATCGACGCGGGCGGCCGCGATTCGAGCGCGCTACGCGCCGCGTTGACGGTCTGTGACGCGATCGTCATTCCGTGCCTGCCGCGAACCTTTGACGTTTGGGCGCTGGAGGACATGGCTTCCCTTATCGATGAGGCGCGAGCCGTGCACGACGTCAAGGCGTACGCCTTTCTGAATGCGGCCGATACGGGCGGCGCAGACAACCGCGACGCGGCCGCCGCAATCGCCGAATTCCGCCAGATTGAGCTACTGCCGTATCGCTTGGGGCGTCGCAAGGCATACGCGAACGCAAGCGGCACTGGATTGCATGTCGAGGAAATGCCGCGTCGAGACACGATCGCGTGCGCGGAAATTGACCGGCTCACGCATGCGATTTTTCACACGTCATTGGCGACCGAAAGAGCCAGCTTTTGACGCACGGCACCCTTGACCGGCAACTCCTGGGCACAACGAAAGCGTACCTGCGAGCGATCCAGCCAACCGCCCAACTAACGCACAACCTCGTCGGTGCGCTCGCACGTTTGCTCGCGCAACGAACCGGCATGGAGGTGCGCATCAAGATCGGTAGCGCTCCCACAGTCGTACGGAAGCCGTAGCGCATACCGACAGATTCGAATCAAGCAACGGGAAAACTATGGACACGAAACAACTTACCGACCCGGCATTCGTGCAATCGCTGGTTTGCGAACTCGACTGGTGCATCCTTCACGGCGACGCGGGACCACGTACTACACAGGCGATCGAAAGTGCGCGCGCCGTGCTCGCCGCACTCCCTTCCAATTCAGCGCACGCGCTCGCGACGTGCTCGGAAACGCTCCACAACGCGATCGAGCAGGGCAACCCACTCGCGGCGGGCGTCGCCGTCAGCCTGGCGCTGCTTGCACGTGAGCGTGGCTTTCCTGGGCCCGACGCCCCCGCTGCGGCATCGCATCCCGCAACGCTGTCCGCATATGAGGCGGCCGACCTCTGCGAAGCGATCGCAAACGACTATGTATCGGATCTGAACGCCGAGCGCAGTACGGAACGTTACGAGGGCGCACTGACGTGCGCCCGTAAGATCCGCGAACGGCTCAACATATCGAGCAAACATTGATTCGATGGCGTATCGATGGCAATTCGATATCGAATCAATATCGAAATGGGTGGGAAAAATGGCAATAACGAAACGACCGGCGGCTAGCAAGCCGACGAGCAATGTCGATGAATTCATTTCGCGTGCGCCTGACGCCGCGCACGAGCAGGACGGCGAGCAGGCGCGTGAGCCTGAACGACGTCGAAAGCAGGTGATAAGCGTCGGCATCGATCCGGCGCTGCTCGCGCGCGTCGACGCGGCGGCCGCGCGCCTTGGGATCAGCCGCAATGCTGCAATCGCGCTTGCAGCGTCGCGGTTTGTCGACACGGACAGACCTTGGTCTGCCGTAGCCGTTGACACATTCAACCGGGAACCGTAAGCTACATGTATCAACGCGCGTATATACGGCTAGGGGTAGTCGTATATGCGGAGTCGCGAGGATCTGTCGTGGCTTGACGGTGCCATGCCGTGGGGTAAGAAAACCGGAGGTATTTATGACAATCCAGGTAGTCAAGCGTTGGGGCAATAGCCTCGCCGTACGCATTCCAGCCAATCTGGCACAGCAGGTGCATTTGGCCGAGGATCAGGAGGTCGACGTTGAGGTGCAGGACGGAACGATCGTCGTGCGAGCTCGTCGGCCGGTGCCGCTTTTTTCCCGCGAAAAGCTCATTGAGCAGTATCGGAGCAGCAAACTCAAGCGGCACGATGAAATTGATTTCGGTGATCCCGTTGGCACGGAATGGGGCGGCCCTGACGATCCGACCCGATAGTTGGAGCAAAACTTACACATGAAAGATGGCATTCCCGATGCTGGCGATATTGTTTACCTGTATGTAGGGCCGTCGAAGGGAAACGAGCAGGACGGGCACCGCCCGGTCGTGGTCGTGACGGACCATTTGATGAACGAGGTCACGGGGCGATTTATCGGCTTGCCGGTGACCTCGCGCATCAGGGGATGGGCAACCGAAATTCCGGTTTCCGCCCTGAGCCGGCCAAGTGTCGCATTGGTCGATCAGCTGAGAAGCTGGAGCTACGTGGCCAGAGAGTGCCGGTTCGAAGGGGAGGTCGTATCCCCGGATGAAATGTCGGCGGTCAAGCACGCAATCCGGGAGTTCATGAGCCTGTAGCATCCGGCACGGAATTTCAGGAAACATCGATGCCAGCCAGCAGGGCCGCCCGGTCTAACCGGAGCGGCCCTTTTTTCTTTGGCCCGGTGGTGGCTGCATACGGGCGGCGGTAGGCCGCTGGAGCGCCTACACGGTCGCGGGTTGCCGTGGCATTGCCGCGAGCGCCGCAGACCCGTGGTGGGGCTGGCACGGGACGGGAAGGGCACCGGCGCGGGGGCGGGATCATGTGATTCGTACGACGATCACGCCTCCTGAAACGCGGTCCCCCCTCCCCGCCTGCGGGCTCCTTGTCCCCCCACTTTTGACGCACTGCCCGAGCAACCGGGCAAGCCCGCCGTGTAGAGCGTCCGGACGTTTACGTGTGTTGCAAAAATGACGCGGTTTGACGCAAAAAAACGACCGATTGATGCACCGTGAGGGTGAATGTGTGAAACCGTAGGCAAACCGTAAAGGGTGCTCCCTAAGATCACCCAAGAACAGTTGTGCAGTCGCACAACGGAGGCCGCTTAGAGCCGACAATCTCTCTCGCAGATGGGATGCAATATGTGGTCACTTCAGGAAGTGAAATTTTGCCTCGCGTCCGGTGAAGTCGTGATCGCGCACGTTGCGATAAAAAGGGATGGAACATTTCTGGCACGTGCCAGCAAGCCATTTCCCCAGGAGCGCCTTCTGGACAGCCACGAGATGCGGGAGATTCCGTGCCGTGATGGCGCCACGGCGCTCGATGCATTTTTGTGTGTACTGAGCTTCGTTAAACACGTGGCACAACAGTCCGGAACCAGAGTTGTAGCGGCTTCCAATTCGGGCACTTTCGGCCTTCGAGGCAAGACGCTAGCCGAATCGGCCGGAATCGATGGCGCGGTCGATTGATAACTGGTGCGAGGCAAGCGCTCGGCGTGCCGAAACGTAGCCGCGCCCCGGTTGTCATGCCGATTTTGGCTGGGTTTCGACTGCGGGCAATGTGTACTCGTCGAAGCGCACGATTTCCTCACCGGCCCAATCGTTGATCGCCAGAAACTGCACCTGTAGCGGCTCGATTTCGTTGCGCGCGAACACGCGCGTCGCGGTGTCGGCCGCGCCGAAGCCGCCCGTGTTGCTCGGGACGATGCCAAGCAACTGCGGGGGCACGCGGTGCGCAGCCAGCAGGTCATCGCGCGTCACGTTCTTGATGTTGTAAAACTCGTCTTTCGCCGCGACTTCGGACACGGGTATCACCTGAAGGCCATCCTTCTTTCCACCAGGCGCGTACACAAACAGATTGCGGAAATTGCCCGGACCCTTCGCCTTCTTGAGAGCACCGCGAAGGCTGTCGACGTCATCCTGATTTGACTGCGCGTCCGTCATGTAGAGAATGAAACCGGCGTGACTGCCGTTTTCGTAGTAGCGGCGGCGGAACAGTGTCGACGATTCATTGAGCCATGCCGCGTGCAGCGCGCCCAGGTATTCCGGCAGGCCGTACACCTCCTGATTGATGTCGGGTTCGAGCATGTGAAACACCGAGCCTCCGGGAAACTCGTATTTGGTCTGGAAGCCGTTCGTTTGCACGTAGTTGACCATATCGACCTTGCGCCGGACATATTTCGCGGGCGCGGGCGCGTACTCCATGACTTGCCCGAGTCGGTTCGTCTTGCGCTCGACAATGCTGTTGCCGAACGTCAGGAAGTCGAGCGCATAGCGCCGGAACGCTTCACGTGAGAACTTCGGATGCGGCACGAACGTCGATGCCAGCACATTGCGCTTGAAGTAGATCGCGGACGCGTGATGCGTGCCCGCGCGAAACGATTTCGCAAGGCCCGTGAAGCTCACGGGCGGCTCATACCACTCACCATTCGATAGCACTTCGCAGTAGTCGAGGATATCGGCACGCGAGAGCACCGGCATCGGATCGCCGAACGTGAACGCTTCGCCCACCGACGCGCTCGACGTCGTGGCGATGGGTGCGGACGGCGCGCGCGGCGGGCGTTGATTCTTTTTCATCACGAAAGCTCCATGAAGCTGGTGTTATTGGGGTTCACGCCTTCCAGCGGCTCATTGCCGAGCGCGTGCAGACAGGCCCACGCGAGGTCGGCATGGCCGATTTCCTCGCTGCGGCCCGCGAAATACGTCACTTGCCGGCCGCTCGCGGTCATCGTCTTGCGGATCGCCATGAACGATTGCGCGATATCGGTTCGGCCAGCGTCGAATTCGAGCCGTCCCTTACTGATCACGGACTGACCTTTGAGCACCAAGCGGGTTTTGACTTCGGGCGAGTAGTTGAGCGCAACGGCGGCCGGATAGAACTGGCGCACGAGCTGATAGACGCCCTGGCCGATGCCGGTTGTGTCGATCGCCATGTACGTGACGTTGTAGCGCTGCGTCAGCTCGCGGATGCCTTCGGCCTGCGCCTCGAAATCCTTCTTGTGCCACTGGATCGCCTCAAGCACGCGAAACTTGCCGCCGGGAACCGTGGGCGGCGCGAGCACGACACAGCCCGCGGAATCGCCGGTCAGTGACGGGTCATAGCCGAGCCATACTGGCCGATAGCCGTATTTGCGCTCCAGCAGGAAATCAACATCGGTCCATTCCTCCCACATGTCGACCATGCAGCGCCGCAGCTCGGCGAACGGGAACACGGACGCGGTGTCGTCGATGAACTGGCACAGGTACAGATTCGCGAACTCGTCGGCACTGTTTTCAAACCGAAGCCCGTCAAGGTCGAACAGATTGCAGCCGCCTGCGGCGGCATCCTCAACGGTCACAATCTGCCGCCACTGCTGGTCAGCACAGAGCAGGCCGCCCGAAAGCGCGCTGTGCGACACGTCAAGGTGAATGTGATCGGCCTTCGCGCGGCCGCGATTGAAGTGCTCCCCGTTCCAGAACGTATACGCCTCGTGCGTGATGCTCGACGGCGTTGAAAAGTACGTCTTGCGCCAGTGCTTGTGGCTGGCCATCGCCTGCGCGACCTTGTTCAACTCCCTGAAGCCGTGGACCCAGAAATACTCGTCGAAATAGAAGTTGCCGTGGTAGCTCTGCGCGGTTTTCGAATTCGTGCTCAGAAAGATCAACTCGGCACCGTTCGGCAACAGGATCGTGTCGCCAGTCAGCTCGACCTGAATGACCTCGCGCGCGAAGGCACAGATGTACTGCCGGAACACGTGGACCTGCGCCTTGCTGGCCGACAGGAAGATTTGGTTGCGGCCGGTTTCGAGCGCGTCGATAAGCGCTTCGCGTGCGAAATAGAAGGTCGCGCCAATCTGGCGAGACTTAAGCAGGTTGCGCGTGCGATGGTGCCCGTTTCGATACCAGACTTTCTGGTAGTCGAATTGCGATTCAATGAACGCATCGAGCAACTTCGCCTGTTGCTCGGGCGTGATGTTGTTTTTCGGAGCGCGCTTTTTCGGTCCCTCGTTGCGCGCCTTGATGGCCGGGTTGAGGTCCGATTCCTTGCCCGTGTCGCTGTACTTGCGAACGCGCGCCATGCGCTCCAGCTCGCGCCCGAGCAAATCGATCTCTTTGAAATCGACCGGGTCTTTTACCTCCTTCGCGATGAGCGTCATCATGCGCGATTCGATGGATGACTCAACCTTTTCCGCGACGCTGGCCTTGTCCCATTGATCGCGCTGCTTCCACGATTCGATGGTTGAACGCGGCTCGTTGAGTACGCGCGCGATTGACGACACGCGCCAACCTTTCCAGTAAAGGTCACGCGCGACGCGTCGCGGCTCGATATCGGCAGGGAGATTTTCGACAGTCTCAATCATGCGGCAAGCGTAACGGCGTCACGCGCGCGCGCGGCGCGCGACCCCTTGTATCCAGACGCATTACGGATTCCTTATGTTGTTCTCGACCACGCATCGCGGCAACATTCAGTTACACAACGTCGCTTGCATTAGCGGGCGATGTGAGACGGGAAACCCCCGACCAAACTTGAGAGGATTTCGATGAAGCGAATCAGGATTGTGAGCGCGGGCGCGCTCGGCGCAGCCATCATCGCCGCGATCACTCCGGCGCTTGCACAGGCATCGGTAGTGGTCGAGCACGGCCGTGTGCTACTCGACCGCGCCGACGTCTTTTCCGCGATCACGGCACACGGTTCGATCATCGGCGGCATCAGTGTTGCGGCGCTTGGCATCGGCAGCATCGCGGGTGCGGGCAATCACGCGGCCACGTCGAAATGGTTCCGTGTCGCTGTCGAGGGAGCCACGACGGATGGCCGAACGATCGAGCGCGACTGGATCACGCAGATGGCGGCAACGTACAACCGCGACCTCTACGGCGCACGTGTGAACTGTGAGCACATGCGCGGTTATGCACCGATGGCAGGCGCAAATCCGAGCCCGTTCGGCTCGTATGGCGACGTCACGGCGCTGCGGGCCGAGCAGATTGCAGACGGTCCGCTCAAGGGCAAATATGCGCTGCTCGCACAGATTCAACCGACGCAAGACCTCATCGACCTGACGAAGAAAAGCCAGAAAATCTACACGTCGATCGAGGTCGCGCCGTCGTTCGCCGACACGAAACAGGCGTACATGATCGGCCTCGCTGTGACCGACAGTCCGGCGAGCCTCGGCACTGAAATCCTGCAATTCGCTGCGGGCCAGGGCGACAAGAGCCCGTTCGCAGGTCGCAAGCAACACCGCGACAACCTCTTTACGGCGGCCGAAGAAACGCTGATCGAGTTCGAACCGGCAACGCCGTCCGTTTTCGCACGCGTGGCCGAACTGCTCGGGTTCGTGAAGAACAAGGGCGAGTCCGACGACAAGCGCTTTACGGATCTGACGCAAGCGGTCGACGTGCTCGCCACATTCGGCAAGCAACAGGCCGAAACCATCACGAGCCTGAGCGGCCGCGTCGACACGCTGACCGGCGACCTCAAGACCGAGCGCGAAGCGCACTCGGCGACGGCGGCCGCGCTGAAATCGCTCAAGGAAACGTTGTCGTCGCAGCCTAGCGGCGCGGCGCGCCCGCCCGCGACGGGCAGCGCGGGCGACGTGAAGACGGACTGCTGATCGCCTCACGCCAGGCGGAGCGTAGGTCAACCCATTCAACGATTCGGAGATTCACCCCATGCGTAACGACACCCGTGTCGCGTTCGACGCGTACACCGCGAACATCGCGCAACTGAACGGCGTACAGGATGCCACGCGAAAATTCAGCGTCGATCCGACCGTACAGCAGACGCTCGAAGACAAGATTCAGGCATCGAGCGCGTTCCTGCAAAGCGTCAACATGATCGGCGTCGACGAGCAGCAGGGCGCAAAGATCGGGCTTGGCGTCGGCCAGCCGATCGCAAGCACGACCGACACGACGGCCAAGGACCGCGCGCCGTTCGACCCGTCGAATCTCGACGAAACCGGCTATAACTGCACGCAGACCAATTTCGATACCGCGATTTCGTACGCACGCCTGGACGCGTGGGCGAAGTTCAAGGACTTCCAGACGCGCATTCGCGACGCGATCGTCAAGCGCCAGGCGCTCGATCGCATCTGCATCGGTTTCAACGGTACGTCACGCGCTGCGTCGAGCGACCGTGCGGCCAATCCGCTCTTGCAGGATGTCAACATCGGCTGGCTCCAGAAGATCCGCGCGAACGCGCCGGATCGCGTCATGACCGAAGTGGTTGAGGGCTCCAACGCGGTCAAGGTCGGTACGGGCGCGAGCGCGTCCTACAAGAACATCGACGCGCTCGTATTCGATGCGCTGCAACTGCTCGACGAGTGGTATCGCGAAGACCCGTCCGTCGTCGTGGTGCTCGGTAGTGGCCTTCTGCACGACAAGTATTTCCCGTTCATCAACGGCGCGAACGTCGCGACCGAAGCGGCCGCCGTTGACCTCGTGGTCAGTGCGAAACGCGTGGGCGGCAAGCAGGCAGTGACAGCGCCTTACTTCCCGACCAACTCGCTGATGATCACGCGTCTGGACAATCTGTCGCTGTACTTCCAGAACGGCGGGCGTCGCCGCACGATCGTCGACAACGCCAAGCGCGACCGGATCGAGAACTACGAGTCGAGCAACGAAGCGTATGTGGTCGAGGACTATGGCTGCGTCGCCGTGGTCGAGAACATCGAAATCGTTCCGGCCGCCTGACCATGAGCAGCCCAGCCCGCCGACATCAAGCGCGCGTTCGTGCGGCGCAAGCCGCCGCGAGCGCCACCCCCGGCCACTCGATGGTAGGCCTCCGGCAATACGACCTCATGCTTGCCAAGCTCGCGACCGATCGCCGCCGCCTGAAGGAAATCCAGTCGGTTGCGCGAAAGATCGACGTCAAGCGCGAGCTGCTGCCGGATTACGACGACTATGTCGTCGGCGTGCTGGAGGGCGGGAAGGGCGTACAGGATGACGTCATGACCTCGGTCATGATCTGGCGCGTCGACGTCGGCGACTACGTCGGCGCGCTCGAAATCGCGCGCTACGCGCTCCAGCATCGCATGACGCTGCCCGAGCAGTATGAGCGCTCGCTACCGGCGGCAATCGCTGAAGAATTCGCGGAGGCGGGCGCGCGAGCGCGCGCGGCGGGTGAACAGTTTCCGCTCGCGATGTTGCAGGAAGTCGAAACGCTCACGCGTGGCTACGACATGCACGACCCGATACGCGCGAAGCTGCACAAGGCGATTGGATACGCAATGGAAGCGTCGGACAAATCCGGCGCGCTGGAAATGTTGCGCCGCGCGGTCGAGTTGAACGACCGCGTCGGCGTGAAAAAGGACATCACTCGACTCGAAGCCGAGTTGAGGAGTGCGGCCGAGAACGGCGGCACGAACTGAGCCCCCCCTGGCAACGGCGGCATCGGGTGACGGTTCGCAACGGCTGAACGCTACGCGATCCCGACCCCGATCCACCGCCGTCTAATTCCGAGTCACGAGCATGCCGAGCAGTTTCATTGCACCCGCGAACGCGGCAGCGCCGACGCCCGCCGACGATGAGATCGAGAACAACGGGTTTTTCCCGGATATCTCGCTTGCGGAGCTGCGCGCCGTCGCGCGGCTCGACGGCACCGTGACTCCCCAGCGTTTGCGAGAGGCGACCATCGATGCGATCCGCAGCGTAAACGCCGAGCTGAAGCCGTGGCGCACGCAGTCGGCGGCCGGGTTCGCGACCCTCGCCGACGTGCCGGCCGACAAGGTCGGCGGCGTGAGCGAACTGGTGTCGCTCTATCGTCGAGCGGTCTACAACCTCGCGCATGCGGACATGACAGAACGCTATCGCGATCTGGACACGACGAAATCGGGCGGGCAGGAGGCCGAGCGCCTTGAGGAAACCATCTGCACGGCGCGCCGCAATGCGCGCTGGGCGCTAAACGATCTGCGCGGCATTCCGCGCTCGACCATCGAGCTGATCTGATGAAAGTCACGGCGCGCCAGGGCGATTCCGTCGACGCCATGTGCTGGCGTCACTACGGCCGCACGAGTGGCACGGTCGAAGCGGTGCTCGAAGCGAATCCCGGCATCGGTGACTACGGCGTGATTCTGCCGCTCGGCACCGCCGTCGAAATGCCCGAAATCGACACCATCGTCAACACCACGCCGTTGGTGCAACTGTTTGACTGACTCTGGAGCTGGCGTAATGGCAGAACCGAACACTACGACCGCCGCCGTGCTGTCGACCGCCATCGGCCTCGCTGGGCTCTCGCCTGGCATCGATGGCAATGCGCTGATCGGCGCGTTCACGGGTGCGGCGCTCGTCGTCGTGACGTCCAAAGACATCGGCGTGCTCACGCGCATCGCGTACATGCTGATTTCGCTCGTGATGGGCTATCTCGCCGCGCCCGAGATCGTGAACGCCACGCCGATCCGCTCGACGGGCGTTGCGGCGTTCTTCGCGGCCGCGCTCGTGATCACACTCACGTTGCAGCTCATCGCCCGCCTGAAAACGGCCGACCTGCTGTCGTTCCTGAAGCGGGGCGAGTGATGGCCATGCACCTCTCGTTCGCACTCGTCGCGCTCGCTGCTTACCTCGCCGTGCTGCTGCGCGTGCTCACGTACCGCAGGAACGGTGCGCGGCACCGCCATCGCGTTTCGTGGTTCGCCTGGGCGATCGTTGCCGTGTCGGGCGGCTCGGCGATCGAGTTCATGTTGAGCGCGCGCCATGCGGGATTTTTTGATGCCGCGAGCGCCGTAGTGCTCGCGGTGCTCGTCTTTACCTCGCGCGGCAACGTCGCGCATATGCTACGGAGTGACCAGCAATGAGAACACTTCGCCTCGGCGACCACGGCGACGATGTCGCGCTGCTTCAGCGGCGTTTTGTGCGCGGCAGCTATGCGCTCGCGGTCACGCACGTCTATGACGCGCCGACCGAAAGCGCGGTGATGGCGCTCCAGAAGAAAACCGGCCTCGTCGTCGACGGCATCGCCGGGCCAAAGACGTACGCGGCACTGGCGACCGGCCAGCGCAACCCGAAACACCTCACGGATGCCGACCTCATTGCGGCGGCCGACACGCTCGGCGTGCAGGTTGCCTGTGTGCGCGCTGTGAACGAGGTCGAATCGCTCGGCTCCGGGTTCCTGTCGGACGGCCGCCCGAAAATCCTGTTCGAACGTCACATTCTCTGGCGGCAGCTCAAGGCGCGCGGCATCGACCCCGCCCCGATCGCGGCGAAGTATCCGAACATCGTCGGCGAGACGGCGGGCGGCTATCAGGGCGGCGCGGCCGAATATACGCGGCTCGCTTCGGCCGAGCTGATCGACCCGGATGCCGCCTGGGAATCGGCGAGCTGGGGCGCGTTTCAGGTCATGGGCTACCACTGGCAGCGCCTGGGCTATTCCGGCGTTGATGACCTCGTCGCGCGCATGGAGAACAGTGAAGGCGACCAGCTCGACCTTTTCGTGCGCTTTGTCGCGGCCGATGCGGGGTTGCTCGCGGCGCTCAAGGGCCGGAAGTGGGCCGCGTTCGCCAAGGGCTACAACGGCCCGGATTACGCGCGCAACCTGTATGACGCGAAGCTCGCGCAGGCATACCAGAAGTACGCGGGCGACGTGAGGGCGGCCGCATGAATACGCTCGCTACCCGGCTCATTGCGGCCGCGCTTGCACTCGGCCTGCTCATCGGCGGCCTGCTCTACGTGCAAGTGCTGCGCGTCAAGCTGTCGGAACAAGGGCGGCAGCTCGACGATGCAAACCAGCAGATTGCGAACCGCGACCAGACAATCAAAGGTCTGCGCGACGACGCGAAAGAGAAGGTCAATCAACAACAGCAGCTCGACGCGTCGACCGACAAGGTGATGGCAAAACTATCGCTCGCGCGCGAGGATATCCGCAAGGTGATCAATGAAAACCCGACCGTACGTGCATGGGCCGATACTCCTTTGCCTGCTGACGTTATCCGCCTGTCAGGCAGTCCCGCCGCAACCGGCGCCAACGCTTTCAGTGCTGGAGTGCCAGCGGGTGACGCGGTGCACGCTGCCCGCGATGGCGCCGACCACTAACGGCGAGTTGCACTCGGCGTTCGACACGGCCAAGGGCGCATGGGGTATGTGCGCGGCCAAGGTGGACATGATCGCCGATTGTCAGGAAAAGGCACAGGCGAAGATCGACGCCGAAGCCGCAAGCGCCGCCCATGAATAAGCCGGGTAGCGCGCGCGCCGCGCTGGAAAAGGCGATTCCGTCGCTCGTCGATGAGCCCGACAAGCTGACCGTATTCATCGACTCGGGCTCGATCGCCGCGACAGGCGGTCATACCGTGTCATTCGAGTATCGCTATACGCTGAATCTCCTGTTGCTCGATTTCGGCGGCGAAGCGGACGATGTGATGATCGCGCTCGTCGAATGGGCGCGTGCGAACCAGCCCGACCTCGTGACGAACTGGGACCAGCGCGAAACCGGCATCACGTTCGAATGCGACGTGCTCAACAATGCGACCGTCGATCTGTCGATCAAGATGAAGCTGTCAGAAAGCATTGCCGTCACAACGGCGGCCGATGGCTCGCGCACGGTGCAGCATGTCGACGACTCGCTTGACACGTGGGTCGCGCCAGCGTGAACGAACTCGAAGCGATCGACCGATGGGCGGGCCTGCTGCTCGAACAGCTATCGCCCAAGGGCCGCCGCGCCGCGATGCTGGAACTCGCCCGCGTGTTGCGCCGCAGCCAGCAATCGCGCATTGCGGCGCAGCGCAACCCGGACGGTGCCGCCTACGACCCGCGCAAGCCGCGGCGACAGCCGGGCGGCAAGCTGCGCGACAAGCGCGGCCGCGTGCGTCGCGCCGCCATGTTTGTACGGCTGCGAACAACGAAGTATCTGAAAACCGAAGTGGACTCGGCGGGCCTCGCAATCGGATTTGACAATCGCGTGTCGCGCGTGGCTCGCGTCCACCAGTTTGGCGAAACGGGCCTCGTTGCGCCGCACGGTGCGCAGTACAAATACCCGGCGCGCGTGCTGCTCGGGTTCACGACCGAAGATCGCGAGCTGGTTCGTGACATGATCCTGAAACACATCACAAAAGCGGCCTGAAACCGGGCTTTTTTTGTATCCAGACGCGCCACACACGTGGGCGCTCGCGTCGCGCACGCGCGGGCGGCACCATTGGCGTATGGATGCCAACGAATCCCGCCGCCAATTTATCAACGTGGTCCGCAAGGGGGCCGTGCTTGATGTCGACCTCACGAGCAACCCGCCGACATGCCGGGTTTCTGTGGGCGACCCCGACGACGCCGACAATTCCGGGCTTGTAACGGGGTGGATTCCGTTCCTCGCGCTTCGCGCTGGTTCGACGCGCGAATGGAACCCGGTCACGAAGGGCGAAAAGGTCGCGATTCTTTGCCCGATGGGCGATCCGGCGCAGGGTATCGCGCTTGCGGGCCTTTACTGCGAAGAAACACCGCCGCCGAGCACGAGCCCTGACAAGCACCTACGTGTGTATCCGGACGGCGCGGCCATCGAATACGACCACGCGCAGCACGCGCTATCCGTCGTGCTGCCCGCCGCCGCAACCGTGCTTATCGTCGCGCCGGGTGACGTCACAATACAAACCAATACCGCAAACGTGCAGGCCGAGACGATCACGCTCGACGGCGACACGACCGTGACGAAATCCCTGACGGTCAAGGGGCCGCTCGCGTTCGAATCCGGTATGACGGGCGAGGGCGGGGACGGCGAAAAGGTCATGCGCATCAAGGGCGCGGCCGATTTCGACGGCGAAGTGCGCTCGGGCGGCATCAGTGTGCCGTTCCACACGCACCGCGAGCAGGGCGACAACGAGCTTGTCAGCTCGCCGCAGAACATCGGGGGATGACGTCATGAAAGGCATGAACCATTCAACCGGCGTCGTCGTGAGCGGCGTGTCTCACCTGTATCAATCGATCGCGCGCATTCTCACGACGCCAATCGGCTCGTGCGTCGCGCGCCGCGAGTTCGGCTCTGACCTGCCCGACCTCGTCGACGCCCCGAACAACGGCACGGTCCGCGTGCAGCTCTACGCGGCCACCGCCGCAGCGCTGATGCGTTGGGAGCCGCGCCTCACGCTCACGCGTGTGCAGCTCGCGAGCGATACGGACGAGCTGGGCGCAGGCATTCAGGTGATGGATATCGAGGGCTACGCGACCGACACGGGCGACGCCGTCGAAACGACCGTGACGCTGTCGACGTCGGAGGCCGCATGACAACGACCGCAATCGACCTGTCGCTATTGCCCGCACCGGCCATCGTCGAGACGCTGGAGTTCGAAACGATCTATGCGGAGCGCAAGGCCGCATTCATCGCGCTCTATCCGGCCGACGAGCAGGACGAAATTGCCGCGACGCTCGAACTCGAATCGGAACCGCTCACCAAGTCGCTACAGGAGAACGCCTATCGCGAAATGGTGCTGCGCACGCGCGTCAACGATGCGTGCTATGCGGTTCTGCTCGCCTATGCTGAAAAGGGCGATCTGGACCAGGTTGCGGCGAACCTCAACGTCGAGCGCCTGACGATCACGCCCGCCGACGACACCACGACGCCGCCAACGGCCGCAGTGATGGAAAGCGACGACGATTTGCGCGCGCGCTGCCAGCTCTCCTTTGAAGGCTATACGACGGCCGGCAGCAAGGGCAGCTACGTTTTCCACGCGCTCTCGGCGGACGGGAACGTGAAAGACGTTCTGCCCGTGAGCCCAGCGGCCGGACAGGTGATGGTCTATGTGATGTCGCGCGACGGCAACGGCGAAGCCGATGAAACGCTGCTGCGCACGGTCAAGGCGGCGCTGTCCGACGAAATCAAGCGACCAATGACGGATTGGGTCGATACACAGTCGGTCTCAGTGATTGAATATTCCGTCGACGCGGAGCTTGTGGTGTTCGAAGGACCGGACATCGCGACCGTGAAAGCGCTCGCGCTTCTCGCCGTGCAGACCTACACGGCATCGGTACATCGATTCAACCTGACCGCGTCGCTGTCGGGCATTTACAAGGCACTGCATCAAACCGGCGTTGACACGGTCAACCTGAACTCGCCCGCACAAAACGTCACGGTCTCGCCGGGTCAGGCCACGTACTGCACGAGCATCAACGTCACAGTCAAGGTGGTCAGCAATGGCTGATTTCGTGTCACTGGTGCCGCCGAATGCGACGACACTTGAGCGCCGACTGGAGCAGGTGAACGCGGCAATCGAGGAAATTCCCGTTCCCGTGCGCTCGATGTGGAATGCGGACACGTTCCCGGCCAATGCGCTGCCGTGGCTCGCGTGGGGCTTTGGCGTCGAGCTGTGGGATAGCGAGTGGAGCGAAGAACAGAAGCGCGCTGCAATCAAGAACTCCCTTTTTGTGAAGAAGCACAAGGGGACGATTGGCGCGGTCAAGCGCGCGCTTGCGGCGCTCGGCTACGACGTCGAGATACAGGAGTGGTTTAACCAGATTCCCCTGGGTGCACCGTACACGTTTGATGCCCTGATCGATGCTTCGCAAGTCGCCATCGATGAAGAGGGGCTGATGGCCGTGCTCCAGCTCATCGACGCGTACAAAAACCTGCGCTTGCACATGCGCAAGGCGACGCTTTCGGTTACGACCCGTTCGCAGCTCTGCGTAGCGGCAACGACCGTAATGGGTCAGCAAATCACCATACCGTTTGATGGTCCGAAGTATTCCGATGGCTCTTTTGCCTATGACCTCGTGCTTGACGCACTGGAGCATGGAGAGCCGAGCACTGTCGAAGCACTCGACGGAATCGACAAAACCGTGCGGCAGACGATGCCCAATGATTCCTGGAAGGAAGAATGACGGACGCACTGAACAGCCGCGTCGCGCGGTTTGAGCAAAATGAAGCCAACGTCGACACGTGGGCCAAGGGCGACGCCACCACTTCCGTGGACTTCGGCGGCGGCCCGGTTCGCTCACCGGCGAAGCTGATTGCGGACCTTGATCGCGCCATCACGGACGAAACGGCGGGCTTGCTCACGCTTGCGCAGCAGGCGGCGGCAGCAGCCGTCGAATCGTCACAATCCGCGATGCAGTACGCGAAGGAGAGTGCGGATAGTGCAGACAGGTCGGAGGCCGCGTTATTCGATGCAGTAAAAGCCTCGGAACTCGCCGACCCCACAAAAGGCGTTTCGATGGTAGCGCACGCCGTCGACGATCGCGTGCTGTCGGATCATGGTGCGTCGATGGTCGGGGTGACGTACACGGACCCGGATGCGGTGAGGCAACCCCTCATTCAGGTGATCGAGGAGCACTTCACTGTGACACGCTATGGTGCCAATCCGAGTGGCGATGGGTTCTCCACCGATGCGTTCAAGAAAGCTCTCGCAAAGGTCACACAGATTGCTCAAAACCTGGGCGTCACCCGAGTGCCTGCGATCGAAGTGCCGTCCGGTCTTTACAAGTGTGACGATACACTCCCATTCGCTCCCTGGCACAAGTTCGTCTCGCTGGGAAACGTCGAGTTGAATTTTGAAGCGCTCGACCTCGGCAAGGATGGCATCGTCCTACGCAATGACCAGACTGCGATCCCGGAGGGGGACGCCAAGGGCGCTTCAATGGTGCCATTTCTCAACGCTGGGCATGGGTCAATCTTTGTGAAAGGGCCGGGTAAGGCGACTGCTCAAGGATGGGGCATCCGTGTTGGCGACACAACCAATGCAGGCAATATCCGCGATACGGGTGGCGAGGGCGTCATCGTCTCAGGATGGCGCGGAGCGCTGCGCTACGATCCGATCAACACGTACCTTCTGACGTGGACGAAGTGCCGCTTCGAGCAAAACCGCGAAGAAAACATCTATGTGAGCAGTGACACGCCAGTCATCAACAGTGGCGAAAAAATGCTCTTTCGTGATTGTGTGCTATCGGCTGCTTACCATGCGCTCTACCACAACTGCGACGGCTTCATGTATGAGTTCGATGGTTGCTCGATCGACTATCACGATATTCCGTTCAAAATCGATGCGTTGGGTCGATACACGCGCTTCCTGTTTGTTGGCGGTCATTCGGAAGCCTTTGAGGGATTGTGGTTCGATGCCACAACGAGCGGCGCACGTGTGGAACTCGCGCTCGTCGGACATGAAATCCTCACCACAAAGCGGTACGTTAGTGCGACCTCGGGCGCGACGGTGCGCACGATTATCGATGGCAACGCGTCAAACCGCATGCGTTTGACGGGGGACGACAATGCCCTGCGTTATACGGTGCGCCCGTACCTGCCAGATACGCCTCTCATCGGCGACAACGTACTGATTCATGGACTGAGCGGCACCATACAGGAAGGCAACTACGCCATGTTGTCGCGCTCTCGTCTGCTGCTGCGCGATGGTGCGTTTACCGTCAATGCAATAGGCACAAGCGGCACCGCACTGACACATTGGGTTCGCGACCAGGGCGCGATTACGGACGTCAGCACGACGGACATACAGTCGATAGATGCGCTCGGGCAATCGCTCCACCTGGTTGGCACATCAACGAATTCGACGGCGACTTTCCACAGTGCCGACACGCTTGCTGTGAAGCCAGGTGAAATCTATGGGCTCGGCAGTGATGTCTATGGTGCCGGTACGACGGGTGATCTGAACGTGCGTGTGTTCCTGCGGTTCTATGACTACACGGGCGCACAGGTGGGGGACGACGCGGGGCTGACCTACAAGATGTCGGACGCTTACGCGGACGCCGCCGTTCCGAATCAGTCGCTGGGACGCGTTCGCGCCATGTGCTCGGATTCCGGCATCCAGACAGTGCCGCGATTTGCGACGACGGCGAAGGTCTATTTCACCGTCTCCGCTTTTGTTGGTGACGTGTACATCAAGAACATCCGCGTATTCAACGCATAAGGGCCAACGCCATGCAAAAGCTTGAGTCACTGATCATGAAAGCGATCCCCCAGGACAAGTGTCTGCACGTGATCGCGGGCGCAATGGTGTTTGCGGTGATGCACGCCGTTCCGCAGAGCTTCGGTCCTGCGTGGGCGTTCGGATTCGCAATGGTTGCGGCCGCAGGCGTCGCAAAGGAGGTGCTCGACCACTTCACGGGCGGCGACGTATCCGCATGGGACGTTCTCGCGACGTGCATCGGCGGTGCGCTCGCACTCGCATGCCACTTCTGAGCCAGCAACCGGACACGCCAGCATGGCAAATTTTCGCACCATCCATACGCTGTACGGCCTGAAGCGCCTCGCACAGTCGCAGACTACCGGAGCGGCTATCAATATAGTGGCCGTATCTGTCGGGGACGGCGGCGGAAACCCCGTGACGCTCGACGCTGAACAAACGCAACTCGTGCGCGAACTCTTTCGCGAAAAGCCGAACCGCGTCTATCAGGATGCGAAAAACCCGGCGATTTACACGGTAGAACTCGTCGTACCGGCAAAGGTCGGCGGGTTCACCATTCGGGAAATGGCTGCATGGGACGATCAGGGCGGCATGTTCGCACTCGCGAACACCCCCGAGTCGTACAAGCCGCAGGGTGACGGCAGCGAGGGATCGTTTTCCGACACTGCATTGCGCATGCAATTCATGGCGACCGATGCGACCGTCGTCACGCTCCAGGTTGACCCCAACGTTACGGTGGCAACGCAGGACTGGATCACGAACACCATCACGGTTCCCTACCTGCTACCAGGCGGCGTAACGGGACAGGTGTTGCGCAAGAAGTCCAACGCCAATGGTGACACCGAATGGGCTGACCCCGGCGTTGCTGAAGCTGTCGTGGCGATCGTGGAGGAAGTGCAGGAACTCGCGGACGGACAGACGGCCGTCATCCTGACTGAATGCACGACCGCAGGACTGAGCGTCTACGTCGGCGGCAGTCGTCTGTTGCCGAGCCAGTGGACGGCCGACGCGGGCGATGTCACGAAGCTGACCCTTGCGGCCGCATATCCCGCCGGAACCAAGGCCGATTTCGTGCAGAACGAGCCGGGGGCGGCGAAGCCGCTCATGCAGGACCGCAACCTTTCCGACCTGCAATCGGCCGCGAGTGCGCGCGCAAACCTCGGCGTCTACAGCAAGGAAGATACGGATGCGAAAGCGCCACCCTCGCTGATAGCCTTCTTTGCGCGCACAACGGCTCCGAGCGGCTGGCTGAAGGCCAACGGTGCGGCGGTGAGCCGAACGGCTTACGCGGCCCTTTTCGCGGCGATTGGCACGACCTTCGGAACCGGCGACGGCTTCAACACGTTCAACCTGCCCGACATGCGCGGCGAGTTTCCGCGCGGTTGGGACGACGGGCGGGGCGCGGACGGCGGTCGCTCGCTCGGCAGCCAGCAGGCGCAATCCTTCGCGAGCCATGCTCACCCGGCGAGCGCGGACCAGCAGGGCAGTCACGCGCACAGTGCGTCGACCAATCAGGCGGGCGGCCACCAGCACTCGGGCAAAACGGGCCAGGTAGGCGACCACGCGCACGAGCAACCGAACAACGGTTCGGTGCAGTCCGGGACGGACAACGGCGGTTCGCCCTCGCCAGCCGTGAACGGCTATGCCGTGTCGAGCAAGCAACCCGCCGCGACCAAGGCCGCTGGCGCACACGATCACACCTTCGGCACGGACACGCAGGGGCAGCACGAACACACCGTGACGGTGAACGCGGGTGGTGTGCACTCGCACGGCGTCACGGTGAGCGCCGTAGGCGGCACGGAAACGCGTCCCCGAAACGTGGCACTGCTCGCCTGCATCAAATTCTGAGAAAGCCCATGAAAACCGTCCATCAGACCGATCACGCGGGCATGTATCAAGGCCCGGTCGACGCCGACGAAAGTCCGCTTGAGCCGGGTGTTTACCACCTCCCAGCTCGTGCAGTTGAACCCGCGCCGCCGCAGTCGTGGCCCGAGAACAAGTGGCCGAGATGGAACGGCGCTGGGTGGGATCTCGTGACCAAGCCCGATCCGGCCGATGAAGCCGCGCAGGCCACGGCGAAACTGCGCAAATTCCTGACCGGCAACCCCGATGTCGCCAAGCTGATTGGCATGTAGCAGGCGCGGCGAGTGCCGCAACCATTCCCGAACATTCTCACCTTACAGGAGTCCTAACATGCCTGACGCATACCAGCACGGCGTATCCGTCATCGAAATCAACGAAGGCTCGCGCCCGATCCGCAGCGTGTCGACCGCTGTAATCGGCGTGGTCTGCACGGCCGAAGATGCCGATGCGGCGACGTTCCCGCTCGACACGCCCGTGCTCATCACCAACGTCGTTTCGGCGCTCGGCAAGGCTGGCACGAAAGGCACGCTGTACACGACGCTGAACGCGATCGGCCAGCAGACGAAGCCCATGACCGTGGTGGTGCGCGTCGCGGAGGGCCTGGACACCGCCGCGACCACGACCAACGTGGTTGGCACCGTCACGGCGGACGGCAAATACACGGGCCTCAAAGCGCTGCTGACCGCCCAGGCAAAACTCGGCGTGAAGCCGCGGATCATCGGCGCTCCCTTTCTCGATACGCAGGCCGTGGCCACCGCGATCGCCACAACCGCGCAGGCGCTCAAGGGCTTCGCGTATGTCGCAGCGTATGGCGCGAAAACGAAGGAGGAAGCGACCACGTACCGCAAGCAATTCAGCCAGCGTGAAGTGATGGTCATCTGGCCGGACTTCATCGCGTGGGATGACAAGGCAAGCGCGAACGCCGTGGTCCCGGCGACGGCCTATGCGCTCGGCTTGCGCGCGAAGATCGACAACGATACCGGCTGGCACAAGACCCTGTCGAACGTGGCCGTGAACGGCGTCGTCGGCATTAGTGCGGACGTATCGTGGGATTTGCAGGACCCGTCGACGGATGCGGGATACCTGAACGAGCAGGAAGTGACGACGCTTATCAACCGCAACGGCTATCGCTTTTGGGGCTCGCGCACGTGCTCGGACGATTCGACGTTCGCGTTCGAGAACTACACGCGCAGCGCGCAGGTTATCGCCGATTCGATCGCCGATGCGCAGATGCCGAATGTAGACGGCCCGCTCAATCCCTCGCTGCCGCGCGACATCATCGAGAGCATCAACGGATGGTTTCGCGAGCAGGTCGCGGGTGGTCGACTGATCGGCGGATCGTCGTGGTACGACCCGGACCCGAACACGACCGATGTGCTCAAGTCGGGCCAAGCCTTCATCGACTACGACTACACGCCGGTTCCCCCGCTGGAGAATCTGAAGCTTCGCCAGCGCATTACCGATCGCTATCTGGCCGATTTCGCGTCGCGCGTGAACGCGTAACGAAACCGCCTAAAAACAGGAGAAAATACGATGGGTATGCCCCGCAAACTCAAGGGCTTCATGCTGTTCCAGAACGGCGAAAACTACGTTGGTCAAATTGGAGAAATCACGCTGCCGAAGCTCACGCGCAAGGCGGAGGACTGGCAGGGCGGCGGCATGAGCGGCCCGATCAAGGTCGATTTCGGGCAGGAGGCAATCCAGCTCGAATGGACGTGCGGCGGCCTCATCAAATCGGTGCTCACGCAATACGGCATCACGAAGCATGATGGCGTGCTGCTGCGCTTCGCGGGCGGCTACAAGGCCGAAGATGCGGACGGCTACGACTCGATCGAAATCATCATCAAGGGCCGCCATACCGAGATCGACCTCGGCACGGCGAAGCCGAAGGAGGACACGGCGGTCAAGATCACGAGCGCGGCCAGCTATTTCAAACTGAGCTGGAACGGCGAGACCGTCATGGAATTCGATTTCGTGAACTCCATCGAGAACGTCGGCGGGACCGACCTGCTCGCGGCGCTGCGAACCGCCATCGGCCTGTAACCCTCACGTCCGGCCGCGTCGCGGTCGGAAATCCCTTCCATTCCTCGCAATAGGCTCACACCATGCAAACGCACGATCAACATTCCACCGACGCTCATGCACACGTCCTTACCGCTGACCATACCGGCGCTCACTCGCACACGATCGCCGTCGAAGGCGCGCACGTCCACGTCATTCAGGAAGCACCGGCACACAGCCACGGCGTTTCGACCGAAGCGGCTCCGGCGGCGGCCGTACAGGACGATCCGAACACGCACACGCTCGACACCCCGATCGTGCGCGGCAATCAGACCATCGACAAGATCACGCTTCGCAAACCGCGCTCGGGCGAATTGCGTGGCGTGTCGCTCGCGGACCTCGTGAATCTCGACGTTTCCGCGCTCTCGAAGGTGCTGCCGCGCATCAGCTCGCCCACGCTCACGGAGCACGACGTGTCGAGCATCGATCCCGCCGACCTCGTTCAAATCGGAGGTATCTTTGCCGGTTTTTTGATGTCGAAGGCCGTGAAAGCGAAACTGGCCTCCCTGACCGAGTAGAAGACGCAATGGCCGACATCGCGACGGTGTTCGGCGGTTGGACACCGGCCACGATGGGCGAGTTTTCGCTGGCCGAATTGATGGACTGGCGTGAGCGCGCGCGCCTCAGATGCGGAAACGGTGACGATGGATAACGCCCTGAAACTTCGCGTCATGTTCGACATGATCGACAACATGACGAAGCCCCTTAAAAACATCCTCGCCGGTAGCAAGGGGCTGGCTGGCTCGCTCAAGGAAACGCGGCGCGAGCTGGCCGAAATGGGCAAGACGCAAAAGGCGATCGGATCGTTTCGCGAGCTGCACGGCGGCCTGTCGAACACGACCAGGCAGCTCGACGCGGCGCGAGATCGGGTAAAGCTGCTCGCGGGCTCGCTGCGCGAATTCGGGCCGCCATCGCAACAGATGACAGGTGAGCTGACGAAGGCCCGACAGGCGGCCTCACTGCTGCGCGCCGAGCAAAAACAGCAGACCACACAGCTACAGGAAATGCGCACGCGGCTGGCTGGCGCAGGCATCGACACGCGCAACCTCGCGCAGCATGAGCGCGAGCTGCGCGCGAACATGAGCGCGACAACCGCGACCATGGCTGAGCAAATGCGCAAGCTCGACACGCTCGGCGACCGCGAGCGCCGCGTGGCCACTGCGCGCCGGAGCATGGAGAAAATGCAGGGCATCGCGGGCAATATGGCGGTGTCCGGTTACGCCGCCAGGTCGACCGGCATGCATATGTTCGGCGGGCTGGGCGAAACACTTGATGAGGCAAAGAAGGCGCAAAACGAGGAAGGGCGCATCAAGGCGCTCGGCCTGGGCGATCATGCGACGATTGATGCAGTGAAGTTCGCAAGCGACATGAAGGTGTATGGCGCGAGCTTTACCGACAATCTGACGATGATGCGCGATTCGATGACGATCTTTGCCGATGAGCATCACGCACAGATGGCCGCGCCGACCCTTTCCAAAATGAAGTTTGCCAATGAGGCGATGTATGGCGAGGAGGGCGGCCACGAGAACGAAGAAAAGTTCATGAACATGCTCAAGGTCATCGAGCTGCGCGGCGGCACGAAGGACGAAGCAACGTTTCGGGACGAAGCAAACCGGGTGCAAAAAGTGATTTCGGCCACGGGTGGTCGAGTGGGCGGCGACCAGTGGATGGAATTCGTGCAGCGCGGCGGTGTTGCTGCGAAGTCACTTTCGAAAGATGCGTTCTACTATCAAATGGAACCGCTCATTCAGGAGATGGGTGGGAGCACGGCGGGCAACGCCGTGATGTCCGGTTATCAAAACCTGATCGAAGGTCGCACGACCGTGCGCGCGGCGCGCAAGCTGATGGGCTTCGGCCTGCTGGATTCCAAAAAGGTCGAATACGACAAGAACGGTCACGTGAAGGCGTTCTCGGATGGCGCGTTGCTCAACTCCGAGCAATTCAAAACGTCGCCCTACGAATGGATGCAAAAGACGTTGCTTCCGACGCTGGCAAAGCAAGGCATCACAGGCGAAAAGGAAGTGTTGAGCACGATTGGTTCGATCTTCACGAATCGGTCAGCGTCGAACCTGTTCGCGACCATGTACTTGCAGCGCAGTCAGATTGCGAAGAACGAACGACTCAATACGGGGGCCGCGGGCATTACCGAATTGAATGCGATCGCACAGGAACAGACTCGCGGCAAGGAAATCGCCGCGCTTGCCGAGCTGCGCGACCTGAAAAACGAGATCGGTAAGAAGGTAACGCCACTCTATAACGCAGGATTGCAGGCCACCGCGAGCGCAACCGGGAAGGTCGTTTCGTTCATGAAGGAGCACGGCACGGCCGCGAAAGTCGTCATCACGGCGCTTGCTGTGCTCGCTGCGATGCTCGTCGTCGGCGGCTCGTTCACGATCGCATTGGCGGGCGTGCTCGGGCCGCTCGCGCTCGTGAAATTCAGCATGCAGGTGCTCGGCATGCAGGGCGGCATTCTTTCGCGCGCGCTCGGGCTCGGCGCGGGCGCGTTCCGGTTAATGGGAAGCGCTGCGATGTTCGCCGGTCGGGCGCTGCTTACGACGCCAATCGGATGGATCACCCTCGGCGTCGCAGCGCTCGCGGGCGCTGCGTATCTGCTCTACAACAACTGGGGAACCGTAACGGGGTTCTTCGGCGGTTTGTGGCAGGAGGTTCGAGCAGCCTTTGCGGGCGGCATTGGGTCGGTGACTGCGCTGCTCGTGAACTGGAGCGTATTGGGGTTGCTGTATCAGCCGTTCGCGGCCGCGATGGCGTGGCTCGGTGTCGATATGCCCGCGAAGTTCTCGGAGTTCGGCGCACACATGATTGCGGGCCTTGTGAACGGCATCACGAGCGGCCTGGGCTCGGTCAAGGATGCAATCGTCAACGTGGCAAGCTCCACGGTCGGATGGTTCAAGGAAAAGCTCGGCATTCGCAGCCCGAGCCGGGTATTCGCGGAGCTGGGCGGCTTTGTCGCGCAGGGCGCTGCGCTCGGCATGGAAGGCGAGCAAGGGCGTATCACGCGCGCGGCGGTTGCAATGGCGACGGTGGCGACAACCGCATTCGGCGCACCGGCATTCGCGCAGGGCGCAGCGGGCGCGACCGTGCCGCTTATCCGCCCGAATGTGCCGATCGACCGGCGGCCGCCCGTCACGGCATCGCAGGGGGCAGCGGCCGTGCAAACCGGTCCCGCGCAAATCATCATCAACATCTATCCGCGTGCGGGCGACGACGAAAACGCAATCGCGCGCGCTGCCGGCCGCGCCGTGGCGCTGGAGCTGGACCGCCGCGAGCGGTCAAATCGCGCACGCAAAGCATCGAGCCTGTCGGACTCGTAAAGGGGAGCACGCACAACCATGATGATGTCGCTCGACCAGTTTGTTTTCAGCCTCGCAACCGCGCCATACAAGGAACTGCAACGCCAGCGCAACTGGAAACACCGCACCAGCTCGCGCGTCGGCACGCGCGACGCAAGCCAGTACACCGGAGCGGGTGACGATGTCATCACGCTAAACGGCATGGTCGCGCCCGAATCGATCGGCTCGATTGCGTCGCTCGACCAGCTCGCGAAAATGGGCGACGTCGGCGACGCGTATGTGCTCGTCGACGGTATCGGCACTGTCTACGGTGCCTTCATCATCGAGAGCCTGAACACGACGTCGACGTACCACACAAAAGAGGGCATTCCGCGCAAGATCGAATTCAATCTCACGCTCAAGCACGTTGACGACAGCAGGATTGCGGCGAAAAAGGACGCGGGCTAGATATGGCAACCGATGAAATCACGAAGTCGCGCATGCAGCCGCAGGCGGATTACCGCGTCACGCTCGACGGCAAAGACCTGTCCGGCCTCATCACGCCGAAGCTCATCAGCCTGTCCATCAGCGAATGCAGGTCCGACGAGTCCGACATGCTCGACCTCGTGCTTGACGACTCTGACAATACGTTTTCGATTCCTAAGCGTGGCGCGAACATTGAAGCGTCGATCGGCTGGCTGGGCGAACCGCTCGTGCACAAAGGCACGTTCACGGTTGACGAAGTCGAGCACAGCGGCGCGCCTGATATCATCACGGTCCGTGCACGATCGGCCTCGATGACAAACGCCATGCACGAACGGCGCGAACAAAGCTGGCACGGCCAAACCATCGGGTCGATCGTGCGCACCATCGCATCGCGCCACTCGCTCAAGCCCGCCGTCGCAGCGGCGCTCGCGCAGATTGGCATCGCGCACATTGACCAGACCCACGAAAGCGACATGTCGTTCCTGACGCGCCTGGCACGCCGCTACGATGCGGTGATGAACGTCAAGGCGCTAAATCTCCTGTTCATGCCGATCGGCAAAGGTACGACAGCCAGCGGGAAATCGCTCGACGTGCTGACGATTACGCGCGAGAACGGGGACCAGCATCGCTACCACATATCGCAGCGCGAGAGCTACGCGGCGGTGCGCGCGCACTACCATTCGAACGCGAAGGGCAAGCGCCAATCGGTGCTGATCGGCGGCGAGAATAACCAGAACGTGAAGGTGCTGCCGGAAGATTATGCGACCGAAGCCGAAGCGCGCGCGGCCGCCGAAGCCGAGTTTGCGCGCACGCAGCGCAGCCAGGCGACGCTCACGTACACGCTCGCGCTCGGCCGCGCGGAGATTTTCCCGGAACTGCCTGTCGTGGTCAGCGGATTCAAGCCGGAAATCGACGCGACGCCGTGGCTCGTGAAGTGCGTCACGCACACGATTTCCGCCGATGGCGGTTTCGGCTCGCAACTCGACCTCGAAGTGCGCGACGATCCCACGACTAGCCGACACAGGTCACATTTCCGAAAGAGTATGTGATCTCATGAGTAGACGTGGACGTAAAGGATAGAGCGAGTTACGGAGTACCGTCTGCCCCGACAGAAGAAGAATCGACTGTCATGACTATCGGCACTGTCGACGAAGTGGAAGGGGTGCTCATCGCACCTCACCAGAAAAGATAGGCATCTGCCAAGTTACGGAAATTACTTTCTGGTGAGGCAGTTTTCGCAGACACAGTGTCAACTTACCGATGCACTAATCTTGAAGTTCAGGGAGGAAGCCGCCGTAAACGCGACTAATACCACAATCTGCGAGGGGCTAATAGCACTTGACTGAACCATCATATATTGAACCTGCGGAATAGCACCCGACAGATAAATCATGCTTACTTCTATCTCTTCTGGGTTCGGGGCAATGATTCCGTTGATGGTCAGATACACTGCCAGAGTTGCGCCGGGGGTGTACGAACCGGATGCAATCGTCTGCGTGTTCGAAACCGCTACGTAATTCCTCGACTTCATGTCGCTTGATAAACTTTGCAGCAAAATGTTGCGTCGGTAAGACGTTGACAGCACACCGAATCCTACAAACCCGGCAGCCGGTGTACCTCCCGATGGAATGAAATTACCGAATGCCGAGATTATCGTGGAATCTATTGGTCGCGCCGAAGAACTAGTTGGTAAGTACGTCGCAACTATGTCTGAATTTCGTACGTACGCTTTGCACTGCCACTCTGCGCAAGTCGAATTAATACGGATCGCCGTCACTGTTCCATCAGCGCCAGCGGTCTTACGGACTTGGTTAATGTCTGCGGCAAGTACGCGATTCTGCTGACCATCGAATGCTACCGCTGTCGAAGGAAGGTTAGCCCCTTCTACTCCGAGGAAGCCAATCGACTTCTGATACCCGTACAACTGCACTAGATCCTGAGCGTTGTTCGAACCCGACGCATAGATACGCACGTTATCGATATGCCCTTCCTGCGCTGTGTCGCTATCAAGCCAGTATGCCTGACCATCTACACCGTAGCAGTTATGGATATCAAGAACACTGCCCTGATAGTAGGCTCCTTGGCGCGTCCAAAGTCCGCCATTACTCGACTCAAGAATAAGGGTGGTGAACTTCAGACGAACCGCACTCTGCGTACCATTGGTAGCTGCACCGACAATAAAGGCGTAGCCTTGACGGCACCCGAATGAGTGCATCCAACCAATCTCTGCTGCACAGTTCTGCGTATAGTTCGACACGCGACGAAGGGGCTCAAGGAACGAGGGATACCCGATAATCGTAGTGCCGCCACTGGTCGTATTAGGCACGAACGTAGCCGTGTCAGGGTAGCCACCTAGTCCTATATCAGCAGACTCGATATACAAGTCTTGCGGACCATCATGTACCCAATTGTCATTGCCACTTGCATAGATAGACAGATTACGGATATACCCATTCGCCAGATTGTGGCGATACCAATCTGTCGTCGTGCGAGTAATCGCGCCGAGGGACGTATGTAATCCGGTCCCCGGGGCAGCTTGGAGGCGCACATTATCCAGCACCATACGAGTGCCACCTAATCGCATACCATACCCGGCCGTCACAGAAGCTGTGCCAGAGAAGTGTTCTACATTGGCGTCGATAGTGATGTTACGCAGACCAAATGCATCTGGGGTGTTGGCATCAGTCGGGTTGCCGGACGATTTCTTATAGAAGTCAAAATTATAGGAATCGATAACCGAAACCCCGCTCCAGCCATCCGGGGCCTTAAGTATAACCGCCTCCTTATAAGTGCCTTCTAAGGTGACCCCCGTCTTCAGGATCAGCCCCGTTGCTCGATACATAGGACTGTCGAACCTAATAACGCCACCTCCTGTGGCGCTTACGCTATCGATCGCATCCTGAATAGCCACAGAATCGTCGGTCACACCATCTCCTTTTGCACCAAAGTCTTCTGGCTTCAGAGTATTAGTTAGAGGCGTCGCATTTAAAGTTTCCGAAAATGAATTATTAAGATCATTCACCTTCAATATTTTTTCTGATTTATACGTATTTCCCATTTTATATCTCTTTAAATTGAACAAGCGAAATTGATTGCCTCAGACCAGTTCGGATATAGTAAATCGGGGTACCCAATTCGAACTACCTAGCCAGCGTTCTATGACTTTCCGAGACAGGCGAGGGTGGGTGATTGAAATGCTTAACCTTCTACGTCGGCGTTTTGGCTTGTAAGCACGATAGGCGATCGCGGCACCATGGACATTCTTGCACCGTCCTTTACTTTGATGGCACTGTCGACAGCAGACATTTGTGTGGCCGCTATGGCAATTGTCTGCACGGCCGATTATGGCCGCACTGAGTTCGTATCAAGAACGATGATCGCGGCCAACGCGCGCATCATTCAAAAGGCATATCCAGACCCGTTGCCGTCAGTCGCGATGGTACGCGGGCGGCCCGATCTCGGACCATATGCGCCCGGATCGCCATGATTTCGGCAATTCGACGGCGAGCAGACGCCAGCGCGCGAGCACGACGGCGAACGAGCCATCGAGTTTTGCGCGGCGAATTTTGTCGACTACGTTCCATCCGCGCACGTACTTTGCAAAGCTGCGGCTGCTCGACAGGAAGTGCGGCGCGTGCACGCCGACCCACGCCAGCATTTCGGCCGGAGGGACGTCCGGAGCGTTCGGGTCCGGATCGATGTTCGCTTTGACGGCGACGTCGTCGAGTCCCGCGCTCGCGTCAGCTTGACGTGCGGGCGCGGAGGCTTCCTGCTTGCGAAGGCGCAGCAGCTCGATACGGTGCCAAGGGATGGGCGAGCGTCCGGCGGCGTAGTTCCGGACGCTTCGGGTGCAGCAGCGTAGAATTTCGGCGATTCGGTCGACGGACAGTCCGTCGACCAGTGCGAGGAAGTCGCATAGCTCGCCGTGTCGGGATGCTGCGGAGTTCATTGGATCGCAAGCGGGGAATTTCGTAAGAATCTGTAACTATGCTTACAGAAATATTCTTTCGACCTGACAAAACTGGTAGGTATTCCGCCGTTAGCCGCTTCAACTTAACATAATGCAAATTAGCGCATTTTTATAAATGTTCTCAAACATCAGTAAAAACCCCAAACCTCAAGCGAAAACGGGCCGAAGCCCGTTTTCGCCCGACACCCCGTAGCCCGGTATCAAACCTTCGGAGCCTTATCCACCTGGCTGCCCGTCGCCGGATCGACGAACAGCTTGCGCTCATCGTGACCCTTGCCGCGACGGTCGAAATTGAACATGCCCATGATGCTGCCCGACCTCGCATCGAACGACCCGCCGCCAAGCCGCTTGCCATCGAGCCAGTTGTCCTCGATGAAGCGCACCACGGACGCCTGGTCGATCAGCGTGTGGTCGACGTAATTTTCCTTCGCCCACGGCGAGATCACGACGAACGGGATGCGCGTGCCCGGACCGCAGCGGCCGTTCACGGGCTTGCCGCTCAAGCCGTCGTGCGCCGAGCCCGTGCCGCAGGTGCCGGGCGCCGTCACCTGGTCGGCCACCGTGTCATACGACGCGCTGGTCGGCAGCGTATAGGCGTGGTCGTACCAGCCGTCGGAGTCGTCCCAGGCCACGATCACGGCGGTCTCGTCCCAGTCTTTCTGTTCCTGGAGGAAGTTGACCACCTTCGCGACGAACGCCTGCTCGTCGAGCGGGTCCGAATACCCCGCGTGACCGTCCTGGTAAGCCGGGGCCTTGAGGAAGCTCACCGCCGGGAAATTGCCCGACTTCACCGCGTTAAAGAAGTCGTCGGTATCGTACTGATGGTTGGCCGGGTCCGGGTTTCCGTCCTTGCCAAAGCTGTGGCCGATCGCGGCGATCGAGTTCGGTCGCAGGTGCTTCGGGTTCGACGTCGACGCGAAGTACTGGAACCAGTTGTGGTGCGGGATATAGTCCGCCGTGGCGGCGCCCACGACCGTCGAGAGCGTGCTGCGCTTGCATCCCGTCGTGCCGTTGCTGTTCTGCGTCGCGAGGTCGAAGCCGCCCATGAAGCCGCCCCACGAGACATTGCGCGCGTTCAGCAGGTCGCCGATATTCTTGCCGGTCATCAAGGCGGTATCGGTCGTGCTGGAGCAGCTATCGTAGGCCGGGTCGACGTCGTTGATCATCGTGTACCCGCCCTCGCCGTCGTTCACGTAGTACGAGCCGGCGACCGAAGGCTGTTTCGTTGTGAGCACAACCTTCATGCCGTTGGTCTGTCCCGATACGACTTCGAGCGCGCCCGGCGTCGAGGGGCCGTACGTCGACGTATACGCGTTGTCGCTCATCGCGAATCGTTGCGCGTAGTTCCACAGCGCGGTGACCGTGTTGCCGTCGTAATAGCCCATCACCTGGCCGGTCGTGCCAAACGCGCCGGCCCCGCCGCTCGTGCCCTTACCCGTGTACTTCGGGAAAAGGTCGGCCGCGCCGTTGTCGTACGCCTGCTGCTCGGCCGTATAGGCGTGGTTCTGGTCGGCGGTGGCCGCCTGCGTGCGATCGAGGCGGAACGGATTGGCCGCGCCCGCGCCATTCGCCGTGTTCGTGAAATTGGGGTTGTTGTTGAGGAGCGCGCCCGTGAGGCCATTAACCTCAGGAGTGCCAGGCACGGCGTTGAAAGCCGGTTCGCCCGCCGGGTTGGTCGCGTGCGGATACGTCGCGAAGTAATGATCGAACGAAACGTTCTCGCCATAGATCACGACCAGATGCTTGATGGGCGTGGCAGTGTGAACCTCGTTCGGCCGGCCCTTGTCGTGGTCATCGTCGGCACTCCACGCAACTGTCGATGCGAATGCCGCGGCTGTGAGCGAACCAATTGCTATATGACGCCATTGCAT